ACAGAAGAATCAACGTTTGATTTTAAGATACCTAGGTATGCAGATTTATTAATGGATACATATGTTACAATAAATTTACCAAATGTGTGGTCACCTATTTGGCCTCCAACAGAAGATACTGATAATCAGTGGGCCCCTTATGAATTTAAATGGATAGAACATATTGGAGCAAAAATGATATCAAAAGTTACTATAACATGTGGTAATCAAAAGTTACAGGAATATTCGGGTGATTACTTATTAGCACAAATACAGCGTGATGGGACTGGAACAAAACGATTTTTATTTGAAAAAATGATAGGGAATGTTCCAGAAATATATGACCCTGGTAATAGTGGGGCACGTGTAAATGTGTATCCAAATGCATATTATAATCCCTCCAATACAGGCGTAGAACCTTCTATCCGTGGTCGTACATTATATATTCCACTTGGTGCTTGGTTTTGTTATAAGTCGCAACGCGCATTCCCTCTTATCTCCCTTCAATATAATGAGTTAATGGTAAAAGTAACATTTAGACCAATTAATGAGTTATTTATGATTCGTGATGTTTTTGATCCGGATAATCAGTTTCCTTACGTGGCGCCTAATTTCAACTTACCACACATGCAAATGTATAGGTTTGTTCAACAACCACGAAGTATTACTCTGGCTCAAGATACTTATCCTGACACGAGATCTATTTGGAATGCAGATGTGCATCTCACATGTACATACTGCTTTTTATCAAATGATGAATCAAGAGTGTTTGCGAAAAATGAACAAAAATATATATTCAAGCAAATACATGAACAGATATTCTATAATGTTGTTGGGTCGTCTAAAGTAGAATTAAACTCAATTGGTCTTGTATCAGATTATTTGTTTTATTTCCAAAGAAGTGATAGTAATTTACGAAATCAGTGGAGTAATTATACAAATTGGCCTTATAATTATATACCAGCTGATATTACACCCGCATTAACCGATGGTAGTTATAATGTTCAAGAAACGGACGCATCAGGAAATATAGTTTTAGTTCCAATAGGACCCGGTGTTAACCCAGACGGCAAATTAACTGGTCTTATGATTACAGGACCATACGAACCTCAAAATAGATCAACTATTCTACAAAGCATGGGAATAATATTTGATGGTGATTATCGTGAAAATATACAACCTGTAGGTATATATGAATATATTGAAAAGTTTACACGAACACCTGGCGCAGCACCAGCAGGGTTATATTGCTATAATTATAGCATGAATTCTGCTGCGTTAATATCAGATAATCAACCCGCAGGAGCGACAAATATGAATAGATTTAATAAGATAGAACTTGAATTTACAACAATGACTCCTTCACTGGACCCTCTTGCTCAAGTACTTACTATTTGTGACCCAGATACTGGTGAAGTTATAGGTGTGAATAAGCCAATATGGCGCATCTATGATTACACATACGATTTACATTTTTTTGAAGAAAGAATCAATATGATTACATTTGTTGGAGGAAATTGTGGTCTCATGTATGCTACATAAAATATGTTGTTACTATTTTACTTTTTTATTTCTTTACATAATATAATTATGAAGAATGATTTAATAACAACTATTTCTGCATTAACTAATAATAATAGTTATAGTATAGTACTCATATGGACAATCTTCGTAATTATAGAATTGTATTATATCAAAATATACATACAAAATTGGAGGTCAAGAGTATCTGGTTCAAAAACGGAAAATATGCAGTGGAACATTGAGAATAAAGGTTTACTTCATAAAAAAATGAAAGAGGAAATCGAAAAACGATTAAAAATGCTTGAAGAAATGAAATATGAAGACTGGTTAGACTATAATAATAAAAATACGGACATTCTAATTGGAAAGTATAGATATAACCTGATCATATTTGAACGTATTAAAAATCCTAATGCAAACTACGGAGTAGAAGACCAATTTATATTAAGAACGGGAAAAATTAAAGAGTTACTTGGTTTAACATACGAGGAGTTATTAAAACAAGCAAATTATACATTTTTGTTTAGCATATTTAGTCCTAATCCTAATTTGTTAAATAATATTTATAATGGTTCACAATATAAGGAGGGTGTGAATATTTACTCTTATTTTACTGTAGATGAAAACGTAAATAGACCAGTGAAAAGTAATGTGATTGCTGGTAGATTTTCAAAAAAACAAGATGGAACCGACTTTAATGGTGTACTTTATATGAACTATTCTCTAGTTGATGTAGAAGAACAATATGCAAATAAATATTATGATTTTACGAGTAGGTCCTTTTTACTTATAATAAACACTGGACTTCTTTTTGTGTCATTAATTTTGCGTTATGTTGTAGGAAATCATGATTATGTTTGGTTACCATATGCATTTTTAGTTGCAGGATTTTATTATTTGATAAATTTCTTAGACACTATTGAAGGTATCACAAATATACAAGGAGAAGAAGTACGTGCAAAACAAATTGATGATGGTATTCTTAGTATATCATTCTTGGCAGCAGTTAATGTGTTTATTATTCAATCGATCCGTGATAATAAAAGTTCAAATCATGCATATTATGAGGCAGCTATACTATTTATGTTAGGTCTCATTTTATTGTTGATGTCATTATATAAAATTACAAACTATAATCGTATTGATGAAATCCGTACACATCGTATTTTTAAACAATTTTCATACAACGCAACAATTTATATTAATATTTTTATTCTTGTTTATTACTCCTTTTATGTAATACGAAGAAGCACATTTAGACAGCAAATATATAGTTCAATGAATAAAATCTTTTATAGAAAATAAGATTACATAGTATATTATAGGTTTTAGTTTACAATATTTGTATTTACAAGATATTGTGGACCATATTCATCAAATAAATTTATTGGTAAATCATTTCTTATGAAATAACATTGTCCATTTTTTGTCCACATTGTTTGTAATGTGGTTATTTCTACACCATTATTCCAAGCCTGTTGTACTGCTTTTCTATATGTGGGGTCTATGACAGAGGGTTGAAAACTAGATACATCTGGACGCTGAATGACGAAACATAATATTGCTCGTTTGTTTGTTGTTGTAACGATTGTTTCTAGCTCCTGTACGTGTTTGAGCGCTCGTGGACTAACAATATCACTACCACTTTTTCTATATCCATCTGGGAAGTACGCTATTTTATCAGTATATTCCTTTGTACTTGCGTACTCATTGTATTTTTTTCTCTCTTTTTTTGGTACATCTACATAATCTGCAAGAGGTACATTTTTTATTTCTAATACAAATTCCCGACCATCTTTGCATATTCCTGAAAAGTCAAATCGTGAATTTAACATTGTCGTCTGTTTTGAATACGATGTTGGAGATTGTAATGTGAGGTTGTGAATACAATTTGCAACTAGTGCGTTTTCAGCAATGTGTTCTGCAAGGGCAGGATTTACACCTATTATTCCAACATGATTATTTTCATATACGTATGCTAATTCAGCACGATGTGTGCATTTTGTTTTCTCTCTTTTCTTACCTATTTGATTAATTGGAGTTACTAATATCTTACACCCTTTTTCTACAAGTCCACAACAACCGAGTGAGGGTGTATGAACCATGTTAGTTTCGTCCTCATTTCTCTCTACAAATGCATCTGCAACATAAGGAGTTTTGCATGTTTTAGAAGGACGTGCAACAATGTTTGCCTGTTGAACATTATATAACTCGTGTAATATAATTTTCATTGTGTATGTTACCATTGTTAGTAATCATGAAATACTTTTCATTTTTAAGTTACATATTTTGTGGTATATCAGTGCGAAGAGAATCATAATATGGTTTCAAAGATGCATTTGAAGCGAATGGTCCAGTATTACGAAATCGTCCCGTAACTGAATAACGCATAGGATATTTGGATATATAAGGAGTATCATCACTTGGTAAATATGTGAAATCATATATTTCACGCATATCAGCAGCTTTAGACGTCCATACATCAAATCCTGGATATGCTTCTGGTGGAGCAGAGTAAGGATCGCTAATCATTACTTTGGCATTATATGATATATCGTGTGTCAAAGGACAATACATCGGTGCTAAATAAGATTTTTTACCAGCATCGTCGTCTCCAATAATAAACTTATTTTCAAGTAAGAACGTATTTGATAAATCTGGAGATGTATTTGGACGACAACCATAGCAGTCAATATCAGATAAACATTGAGTTCCTGTAATAGAACATCTACCCGGAGGTCCACACATATTTTTACAGCTAGTTGTAGTCGTTAATGGAAGATTTACATCGTGGGTAGTTCCACTTGTAAAATTTTCACTTATATAATGATTGCGAAACATGTAGCCAGTAGCCCACATAAGAAGAATAAATAGACATATAGTTACTATTGGATAAATATAAGGAAAGGTCTTTGCCATCTTATATTATGCGAACATAATATTTCGCTAATGTTTGTATGTATTTTTATATCAATTAAATATAACAACACATGTCTACCAAAATTGTCAGTTCGCCTGAAATGTTGAATTCTAGTAACAATATACGTAACAACGAAAAACTAGGATTAGAAATTTTACGTAGAGAGAAAGAGAATACAAAATTAAAAGAGGAAATAGAAAGAGACCAACAACGATATATGCAAAAAAGAGAGAAGTCTATTAAAAAAGAAACTAATAAAGAAGAAAAACCGATTGATGCCAATAATACTACACCAGACAAAAAGACTGACGAAGTTCAAACTGACTGGAGTCTTCTAGCAAAAGATTTTGTTAATTCATTTATATTTGTTTTGATTACAATTATTATTGGTGCACGTGTTATTTTTGCAACCAAGGTGGCTCAATTTAATGTTCTTCCAACAGATATAAATTGTATGCCATATAGACCTGTATATGGTGGTGACGAGTTAAAATCTCCGGATTTTCAATCATATTCACCTGTTGCAAATATTGATGAAATAACTATTAATAATGGAAATGGTAATATACATTATTCCACAAAGATAAAGTATGATATCAACAAAGAAAATATGCATTATACAATTTTGGATTATATTAGAAAAATAGAATACGACCCTAAGGTTGGCACATATGTTAAGTTTGCAATGTCATCAATTAGTCAAATATATGTACTTTTTTATGGTACATTTAATTGGTTATTTGAAAAATTTAATAGATTCCTGCCAGAATGGATATTGTTTTTATTTTCAACTGAGATATCAATTTTATTACTTGTATTGATTCTTCCTATTGGTTTTATTGGTTCTCTCATTGTCTTCCTAACAAATTATAAAATATTGTTGCAGCGCAACATGAATAATGACCCTGATTATAAATTTAAAGATAATAAGAAACCAGTGTGGCGTGACGTGGAAATCTTTAGTAGTATACCCAACTTTTTAATGTCAGTGTTATATTTAATATTAGGTTGGATAACATCAACTACAATTATATTTACACCTGTCCCATACATTATAGGATTACTTTGTTTCTTTTCACCCTTTTTCATGAAAGCTGTTTATGTAACTGGACCAAATGAAGGTAAACCATATAACTTTTTCTCCTCATTAAAGGGTATGTTAGAATCAAAGATGTTTTGGATTATATTATTATTTTTATTCCGTTTTGTTAGCTCCGTTTCTAAAAATTACAACAACAAAAAGGTTTCGTTGCCAATCACAATTGCAGTATCTGTAGCATCTGCAATTTTTGCGATATATATGTATTATTCACAACCTATAATACCACCTGCAGCTACTTCAGACATCGCAAGTTATGAAAAAAATTTAAAATATTGTCCAAAGCCACTAAAAAATACAGCAGAAAAGGCGGCGGAAGAGAGAGATGCTGCATATTTCAATGAGCCAAAAACATTAGGAGAAACATTAGACATGTTTAAAAGATCTCTCCCTATAAATAAATCCAAAGATGTTCAAAATCAAATGCAGCAACCTACAAAACCAAATCAAAACCAAATACCAAACCCCGCAAAGGTGCCAGTTGTTTCCGAAAATATAAGTAATACAACCAGTAGCAATGTTCAAAAAGGAGGGGGTGTGTTAGAGAAGAAAATACAAAATTTACGAGAAGTTATGGCAAGTTCATAATCAAATAAAGAATATAAATAGTTGGTAGAGAGAATATATAATGACAAAAAACAAAACGTATCCAAGTGTCAGCTTGTGTACACCTACATTTAACCGACGTCCATTTATTCCTTATTTGATTAAATGCATTCAAAACCAGATATATCCTCAAGACAAAATGGAATGGATTATTATAGATGATGGAACCGATAAGATTGAAGATTTGGTAATTAATATACCCATTGTTAAATATTATAAATATGACGAAAAAATGACTCTAGGAGAGAAACGTAATCTTATGCATACCAAAGCAGCTGGAGATATAATTATTTACATAGACGATGATGACTTTTATCCACCAGAAAGAGTAAGTCATGCTGTTGAAACATTAATGAATAACCCTAAACACCTTATTTGTGGATCAAGTAAAATGCATATTTATTTTAAACATATTCAAAAAATGTATACATGTGGTCCATATGGTGAGAATCACGCAACAGCAGCAACATTTGCGTTTAAACGTGAATTATTGAAGAATACTTCGTATGATGAAGCGTCATGTCTTGGCGAAGAGAAAAAGTTTTTAAAGGATTACACGATTCCATTGGTACAACTAGACTCATTAAAAACAATACTTGTTTTTTCTCACAATCACAATTCGTTTGATAAGAAAGAGTTATTGAAACAACAGAACAAATTTATCAATGAAAGTAATCTAAAAGTTGAAGATTTTGTAAAAGACGAAGAATTACGTAATTTTATTTTACATGATATTGAACAAATATTAGATGGATATAAACCTGGTGAACCTAGCAATAAAAAAGATGTTGAAATGTACATGCATATTGTTAAAAATGCAAGAGAAGAATCTATGACAAGAATTAAAAAACATCATGAAGATTTTCAGAAACAAGCAAACGCACAATTTGAAAATTTAAAACACATGCATGAGAGAAATATGAAAGATTTAATTGATACAAATAAAAAATTAAAAGATACAAATACATATCTAGAAGGGAAAATAACGAAATTATTAGCAGACTTTATAGAATGTAAAAAAG